AACAAAAACACGCGCCAATGACAACATGTATGTCAACAGCACTTTGAGTAGCACCTTGAAAAACAAAGGCAAAGCCACAATATCACCCGTTGATGCTGGCAACACGCACGTGAATTACCAACGAGCCTTGTATCAAAATGCTCGTAGTGCTGCGTTGAATTCAGGCAAACTTGAGCTAGTTACCAATCAAGTGACTGGCCTTGACTTGCTGGATCCTGTGATAACTCAATTGGTGGGTTTGAATTCAACTAATACCAGTGATGTGACTGCTGAAAAAGATGTAGATGGCAGTTACTACGTGGGTGCAAAAACCGTGTACGTGGACATGAGAGCCGTTTACTATGAACGATTTACTTTGCTACGTGATGGACATAATACCAACGTGAATCCTTCGAATCGAGACTTATGAACAAGCAACCCACTCAAGACTTGATCGGCGTGGTGGTCAACAACGCTGATCCGCTGAAGCTGCACCGACTTCGCATTCGTGTTAGTGAATGGCACACCGATGTGAGTGACACACAACTGCCGTGGTTCTTGCCGCACGGACTTGACGGTTGGGGTGCAACTGCATCAGGCGGCAGTTTTGGCCCACCTTTGATCGGCAGCATAATGTGGGTATCCTTGCATCAAGGTGATCCGCACAGTCCTATTTATTTGGGTTATGTGCGCAACATTGACAACATCATAGCGGTAGGTGCAGTTAATAGCCCACATCGTGTGGGATTCAACACCGGAAGCAGTGACTATTTTTATCTAGATCGTCAAACAGGTGAAGTGAAATTCGTTCACCGAACCGGAACCACTTTTGTGATTGACGGTGCAACGGGTCGAGTCACTGTTACGTCAGTTGAGAAAACTGTGGTCAACAGCATAGGTGATGTTGAAATCACCTGTCCAACCTTGAAACTGACAGGAAACTTTGCGGCAACCGGAGCAAGTTTTACACACAACAGTGTCAACGTGGGCTCAACACACGTTCACGGCGGCATTGCAGGTGGTCCTTCTGATACAGCAGTTCCACATTAAGGATACATATGAGTTACAAACAACGCGTGGATGTAAACAGCTTGTTGGGCATCAACGGATTGGGTGTGTTGGTTCGAGGGGCCGATGCAATAAACAACAGCATCTACAACATTTTGAGTTGTTTGTTGGGCACACGAGCTTATCAACCTTTGTATGGTAGCATGTTGCCGCACTACATATGGGATCAAGTCAATGCTGCAACTGCTCAGAAAATCCGCATTGCAGCAATCCAAGCACTTGAGAACTATGAACCTGACATACTGTTGGACATAAGCAGAACCCGCATAGAACCTTTGGCCACAGGAACTGGTTATGATGTGACTATTTCCTATGTTTTACGTGAAGACAACACCACAGGCAACGCTCGCTTTGCTTTTGATAGGGGAAATTAATGAGCTTGACTAAAATACTTATTGACCAAAAAGACTTGGTTACTGACTTGCAATCAAGGTTGGCCACAAAGGACAGCTGGAAAGACTTGCTGACAACAGCAACCGGGCAAGCCTTGATTGAATTCAGTGCGGCCAACACTGAAGAAGCTGTGTTTGCCAACGAACGCACCATGCAAGAAACCTTCATGGACACGGCTTTGATGCCTACAAACATACGCGAACGTGCGCGTCATTTGGGTGTACGCCTTAACCGAAAAACACCTGCCCATTGCACCGTGACTTTGAGCCGAACTGCAACGGGATTGGCACTGACTTTGCCAGCCTACACTGTGTTTACCTGCAATGGCCTTGACCTGTACAACCGAACTGCCTTGACCTTTGGCAGTGCAGTCACTTCAATGGATGTGACTCTGTACGCTGGAGTCTACAACACCTTGTATGCGCTAGGCACAGGGGCTGACTTCCAAACCTTTTTGAGTTCTGAAAAGGATTTTGCCGTAAGTGAATACGATGTGAAAGTGTTGGTGAATGCCGTTAACATACCTGTTGTAACCGACGGGTTCTGGCGCTATTCAGGAACTGCTGCGGTACGTGATCAAACCACAGCCGACGGTCGCCTTGAACTGTTGTTTGGCAATGCCTATTTCGGAACAAAACTCGCCAGCGGGGCACAGGTTCAAATAAGCTACATTGTGAATAATGGACTTGCCGACAACGATGTGACCTTTGGCGGCAACGATGTACGCATGAGCAACAGCGTTGATGTGTGGGGCATCACAACAACCGGATTGTCAGGCGGCTCCAATGAAAGTGCTGTAGAAACCTATCGCCTTGTGTCCAGCAGCTTGTTTGCAAGTGGTGACCGCGCTGTAAACAAAGCCGAGTACCAATCAACTGCTTTGAATTATCCCGGCGTGATTGATGCACAAACTTTGGGTCAAGCTGAGTTGAGTCCCACACGCTTGAGTTACATGAGCTTGGTGCGAGTTGCTTTGTTGACGGATTCGGTGTGGGACAACGCAATGTGGCTTGCCTTTGTTGAGTGGTACACACAATTGACTATGTACACCACACGCTACTACCAAGAAACGGTGAGGGCAGTCAATTACACAATCACTGCCGAACTGTTCTTTGATGCCAGCGCCGACCTAAATCAGGGCCTAGCTGATGCCAACGCCGCAGCAACCTTGTTTACAACACCCAGAGCAGGCAGCATTGGCAGCAGTGTGTACAAAAGTGAAATTTATGACATGTTGAAATTGAGCAACGTGGATATAAAGTACTTGAAAATGGCTGCACCCACAGTTGATGTTGTCACAAAGCCCAAAGCCCCCGTCCCTACTTTCAGTGAAACTGCCGCAGGTAGTTGGGCTGCAAATGCCGTTGTTGAATATCAAGTGTCCGGAACTCGTGTTTATGATCCAGGCACAGGCACTATAACTGGTGAAACTTTGCCTGTTAGTTACACTTACACAGTGGGTGCAACAGCAAGTCGCAACATTGTGTTGACGTGGCCTCAGGTACTGGGTGTTGACGGAATCCGAATCTACAAGAAAGTCACAGGTGTTTACAAACGAGTAGCGGATTTGGCAGGAACTGCAACAACGTTCACTGACAATGGCACCGCAAACACAACTGAAAATTACCCAAGTGATTTAGATACATCAGGTGTGTGGTATCCTGTTTGCACCGCAATCACATTGACTGGCAGCTTTGCACCGGATCGCGGAACTGGTGCAGTGAGGTAAATATGTTAAAAAACCGAAGCATACGACTACCCACGTACTTGGCCGAAACCCCTGCTTGGAAAGACTATGCAGATGTTGTGAGTGAAGTCTACGACACTTATGTTGACACGCCTTTGGCTCAACACAAAGATGCGTTGAACGTCAATGCTTATCATCCAACAAATGTTAGTTTAAAACAAGGCAAGGAATTTCTAAGTTTCTCGGATTATACTTACAATTCTGTTAGATGGGTGTCAACAAAGAATCGTATCCGGGCTTCGGCCATGATCGGCTACACCTTTGCCGAGGCCAGTTTGCTGGGCGAAGATACGATTGAACTGTTGGTGAATTCAGGGGCGCAGTTTCTGCCTTTTCAGGGCAAACCTGAATTCGTAGACTTTTTAAACTACGTGCTGAATGCCACACTTGACGTACAACCTTTGTGGTGCAATGAACTTAGGGCCGGGGCGCAGTTGTCAACTTACACCGAAAGCTTTGCTGACGCTGCACACACAAAGAATGCAACCACCGTTACCTCAGGGGTGGCCTACGGGCCGATGGGTGTATTGAAATACGGCATGACCGTTGACTACATAAAGGAAACGGCAACCACCGCAGCACATTCCACAAGCCGCACCTTCACCGGATTAACAGTCAACAAAGCTTATGTGGCTTCACGATTCCTTAAAAAGGCAGATCGGGACTGGGTTTATTTGACGTTGAACAACGGAACTACATCGGCAACTGTGTGGGTCAACTTGGTCAGCGGTGCAACGGGAACCAACACAGGCATCAGCAACGTCAAGGTGTTTGGTCAAGGCACAGGATGGTATCGTATAAGCGGCAGTTACAACACCGCAGCAGCTGGCACAACAATGATTGTGACCTGGGGTTCATCCTTATCCGATAACACCTCAAGTTATTTGGGCGTCATAACTTCCGGAACTTATGAGTTCGGTGATCAGTTTGAACTGGGTATCTCAGCAACCGAATACAGTTACATGGCTGCACCGGGGAGCAACGTTGTAACAACCACAACCTACGGCACGTTTGTTGCCGAGGCTAGTGCGGCGGTGGGCATTCCTGTTTATCAATCAGGTAGTTGGTTTCCTACCGAGCATGTTGATGTGAGTATCACTGTTGACCCCAGTCGATCTGTAAACCTCACAAGTTTCAGCAATTTCTTTGCTTTTGTTGCACCCATAAACTTGGTGTTGCGCAACGTTGTGTATTCCAGCAACTTTGTGTTTGACCCCATATATGTAAGTGCGGCATTGCAAATGGAAGTGTTTGATATAATCTCTAACGACTAATAGGCAATCTATGTCAAATTACCAATTTACCATCACGACTGCCGGTATTGCAGCGGCCAACGTTGCAAACTCAACAGGCCCCAAAATCAACATCACAACCTTCAAAGTTGGTAGTGCTGTCAACTACACCCCTGTTGTTGGTGATACGGCTTTGCACGGTTCTGTGTTGTACACAGGCACAATCTTTGACTACCGTATTGATGCCAACAATCAAGTCACTTACTTGATGCGTATGGACGGCACAATAGGCACCTTCAACTTCGGTGAAGTTGGGCTTTACACTGATACAGGCACTTTGTTTGCACTGTGTAGCCTAACCGTGGTTCAGGAAAAGATTGCAGCGGGTGTAGGAACGCCTGGCAACATCATCACGTTTGAAGCTCGTTGCGTGTTGAGTAATGTGGCATCAGCAATTGCCTTTCCCATTACAACCGTTGTCAACAGCAAATTGCCAGAACTTGCTTCCGTTGAAAACTTGCCTGTGGCATCGGATTCGAATCAAAGCAACGGATGGTCAATTCAAGCAGGTGATGAGAATGGCAATGCTTGTATTGCCTTGCGCAACAGTGCTGCTCAAACCTGGGCCTTTTCTACGCACACAGGCAGCAATGTTTCCAGCACGGTAACATCGGCCACAACAACTTCCGTGACTGCTGCGGCAATCAGCACTTTGGTGAGTGCGGATTTTGCTACCCGACGGTTTATCATTGAGTTCACTGATGGAGCCTTGAAAAGCGTTTGCCGATACATAACCTCAAGTTCCAGCGGTGTTGTAAATTTTGCCGCAACTGCAACGGCACCGTTGGCCGGTGTAACGTTTACAATCTGGCGCTCAAACGTCAGCGTACCTGCATCGGTTTCCCTGACCTCAGCAACTCCGGCGGCTGAAATCATCAATGCCACAGCGGTTGTGGGCGTTGCTGTTGATGCGGCAAGGGCTGATCACCGGCACGCTATGCCAGCCCTTGTGACAACCAGCGTAGACGGTTTCATGAGTGCGGCTGACAAAACAAAGTTGGACAGCGTTGCCTCATCTGCGGCTGCCTTGACCTCTGCGACTCCAGCGGCTGAAACAATAAGCGCAACGGCTGTTGTGGGTGTTTCAACAACTGCTGCACGGGCTGATCACGTTCATGCCATGCCTGCACTTGTAACCACAACTGTGAGTGGTTTCATGAGTGCAGCAGACAAGACCAAGCTTGACGGTATATCCGCAGGTGCCGGTAGTGGTGTTACTTTGACCACTGCTTACACACCTTTATCTGATACTTCAACTGGTGTCATAGGCACAGGAACCTTTGCAGCACGTGAAGATCACCGTCACCCAATAGCATCGGCTGCCTCTTTGGGCACTGTGATAGGTACACCCAACGGTATTGCAAAGGGCAACGGTGCTGGGGTGTTTAGCGCTGCACTCACGGCTGATGTGGCTGCCTTGCTTGCGGTCAACGGTTTGTTGAAAAGCAACGGTTCGTCAACCATTACCGCAGCGGTTGCGGCCACCGACTACGTTAGCCCTAGTGTTGCTACAACCTTCACAGCCAAGCAAACGTTTGTAGGCATGTTGGAAACACGCATTGCAATGGCCGCTTATGCTGTAGACTTAGCCTTAGGCAGTTACTTCACAAAAACACCCAGCGGCACCGTGACCTTTACTGCTTCAAATGTACCGGCATCCGGAACAGTGGCCAGTTTTATCCTTGATTTGACCAATGCCGGAGCCGCAACAATAACCTGGATAACAGGCACTAAATGGGCAGCGGGAATTGCACCCACTCTCACGGTGTCAGGTCGTGACATATTGGGCTTTTACACACATGACGGCGGAACTAGCTGGGTTGGCCTATTGCTTTCAAAGGACGCAAAATGACAGTACGTGACATGTTTTTAGGCGCCAACAAAGAAGAATATGTTCCTGGTGGCACAGTGACCGTAGGTGCCTACGGAAATCAAGGAAGCCAGTCAACAATTGCTTACAACGGTAGCTTTTATTTGGTGCAAGGACACAACGGCTATGAGTCCGGAATATTCAAGTCAACCTCAGGTGTAGATGATTGGACATATGTTGCCTCATCAGTCTCAGGTATATATGGTGATTTGTACTATTACAATAACCAATTCATACTGTTCTCGGATAGTGGCAATACCTCAGCCACCTCAACAGACGGTGTTACTTGGACAACTATATCCCCTAATTTATACACGTATATTTCGTCTAATGCCTTAAATGGTATGATATGGGATGGAACTCAATATTTAGCCTTTGCTAATTCTTTATCGGGTAGTCCTGGGCTGTGGTCCTCGCCTGACCTAATAACTTGGACTCAACTATCTACGGATAATGTACATAGCCTTGCTTCAAATGGCACTGTGTGGGTACGAACAAGCTATAACGTAGGTTGTGCCTATTCAACAAACTTGTCTACATGGACAACGGTTGCAACAGGGGCTGGATTTTATAATGTAACTTACACAAACGGTTATTTTGTAATATGTAAAGGCAACGGTTGGTACTACAGCACCAATGGCACAAGCTGGACTCTTGTGTCAGCAGGTTCGGATATAAAAACTTGTTTATATAGCGGCAATACCTGGGTATTTGCCAGAAATGGATCAGTTTCTTTTGTACCTAATATAACAAGCAACTCTTCTTTTACCACGGTAAGTATTCAAGATTTGAAAGTTATTTCAAGTAATTATAGTTTAAATAATTACCACCTTAATAACATGTGCAATGGGCCTTCAGGAACCTGTTTGCTGTCGATTGGTGACATGGACTTCATGAGAATCACAAGTTCCACCACATATGATTTCCATCTAAAGAACGAACCTCCGCACCGAACCTACTTGGAATACTCAGGCTATGGCCTCAATTTTAACAACTACGGAGGTGCAAAAGCAGGTTGGGGCAAAAACACTAATTCAGGCGCACTTGGTTATAAAATCATTTTGTCGAATGATTATATTGCAGTAGGTTCAGGAATAGAGGTAGGTGAAGGTGGTGTGATATATTCGGGATCCACCTTGAAAGCCTCCGGTACAACCAATCACTTGAAAAAGTTAGCTTACAGCGCTAGTTTGGTTGTGGTGATTGCTGTAGGTGATGGTGGAGTTGTTATCAGGTCTACAGATCAAGGGGCTAATTGGTCACTTGCAGCTACTTTGGGAGGGAATTTACGCAGTGTGTGTTGGGTTCCGTCGCTATCTTTGTTTATTGCGGTGGGCACAGGAGGTGCAATTTGGACAAGTCCCACAGGTACAACTTGGACTTCCCGTACCTCAGGAACTGCCAACAACTTGAATGCAATAACTAGTTTTACCGATGTTGAGGATGGACTAGTTAAGATAGTTATTGTTGGTGACAATAATTCATTCATACGGTCAACAAACGGAACAACTTGGTCGTATTTCACAATGAGCTTGTCAGTTAATGGTGAATCGGTTACTGCAAATTACAACGGCATTGCCTACGGCCTAGGAGTATTGGTTATAACAGGATCATATATTGTAGGCAATGTAAGGTACGTAAGCTGCTTGCGCTCACCGTTTACAACTTTGGTTCCAGGGGAACAAAATGTGTGGACTAACACTAACGCTAACATTTATTGTTATTATGGAATAAGGTTTGATGCCGCCGCCCAAGCATTTGTACTACCTGGCATATTTAATGGTTATACAACCTTGTCTTATTAAGGAAACTTATGACTTATATTTTATGTGATGCCACCGATACAGTTGCCGTAACGTATCCATATTCGGTTCGTCAATTGATCACCGACAACCCCAACACAAGCTTTGAGGTTGTGATTACACCCGCAACACTGGCGCAATTTCATGTGTTTCTGGTGACTGAAGTTGTGGCCCCTGTGGTTGTTGCGTCAGCTCAATACGTGATAGAAGCAACACCTGTGCGAGTTGGTAGTACTTGGACTCAAACTTGGACAGTGCTTGACTATGCTACCGAAGTGATTGCACAAAAGCTTGCGCTAGTCAGGTCTGACATTTGGATTGCCGTCAAAGCCTTACGAACATCACGTATCCTTGACGGTGGTGTGATTGTTGCAGGCACGGATTGGTATCACACGGACATTGTGAGCCGCAGTCAATATCAACAGTTGTTGACCAAGGCCCGTGATCTAACTGCCTCAGGATCACCTGACACAACCACCTTGACAACAGCACAAGGCCCGGTGTATTGGAAACTGATGGACAATCGTTTTGTGCCCATGACAATTGCCCGTATTCGACTTGTGGTTGCCGCAATTGAGGACCAAGAAGCGTTTACCTTTGCCTATGGAGAGGCATTACGTGCTGCTGTTTACGCATCCAACGATCCCGCAAGCATCAACATCAACGCAGGCTGGCCTGTTATTTACGGAGAATGAGAATGGACACAGTAATTGCTTCACTGTACAAGGGTCGCAAACGGCTTTCAAATCGCTTGATCAATTGGTGGGATCGCGGCCCCTACAGTCATTGTGAAATAACATTCTCTGACGGACTATCCGGATCATCATCCTTTTTAGACGGTGGTGTCAGACTCAAATACATCAATTTTGATCCGGCACATTGGGATCGTTTTGTGATACGTGCTGATGTTGAATATGCCCGTCAGTGGTATAGGGATAATGAAAATGCAAAATATGATGTTTGGGGCAACATACACTTTGTAGTAAGTCGCATCCCAGATAGGCAAACCTCCTTCTTTTGCTCTGAAGCTTTTATGGCTTCTTTGAGGTATCCGGATGCTTGGCGCTTTACCCCCAACACAGCTTACGCGGCCATTCAGCCTTTGATAATCCAACGTTTGTAATCAAAAACAAATCCTGTAAAGTACAACAATATCAATCATTAAAGGATTGTTAACGATAATTTCATTAGGTACTAAGGAAAAATTATGAAACCTACTGGTAAACAGGTCAACAGTATACCCAAAGCAGCGGTTAAAGTAAACGTTGGGTTTACTGTAGATGAAGCCATACAGAAAGCCTTGTTCGAGAAGAGTTTGGAATTATCTGCAACATCAGGTAAAAGAGTGTCCGTGTCAAGTGTAGCCGAACGTATTTTACGGAAAGCCTTAATTAAGGAGGTTTAATGTCAGAACATACCGCCGTTAAAATGAGAGCTTATCCAACCGAGTACCAGCGTAAAGTAGTGTCGAATTGGTTAAGGTGTAGCCGATTCGTGTATAACTGGGCTTTGAATTTGAAATGTCAAGAGTATCAAATGTGGATAGATCAGGGCGAATACACTTCATGTGGATATACAGCAAATGCTAATGCTAATGCAGCAACCAACATACTTGAACGTAAGTTAAAACGGCCTAATATTTATTGTGGTAACACTTACCGTCTAAGTTCGTGGGGATTGAATATGGCTCATGTAGCTACAATCTGTGAAGCGAAAAGCTCAAGCAAGTGAAAGTAAACTACTAATAGGAGTAACATGATGCGTCATCAACATTCACAGCAAACCGCCAAAACTCTCATACATAGAACCTTGCAACAGTGGGTAACATACACAGCACAGCCTCCTGGCTGGTTGATGTTGCCCGCTTCTCAAACAACTGTTGCTGCTGGTTTGAATGAGTTCAACACACTGCATCTATGGTTGGTAAAAAATGTTAAAGGAAATGCGGATCGTAATCAATTGATTTCAATAATTGAACGGTTGCAAAACATGTTGGGTAGTTGGCGTGAGGGTTTTGAAGCACGTAACGTAACGGAATTCACAGCCAGGTTGTTTCAAACTGCATTACGCAACGTGTTGACCACAGCAATAAGTTTTGTATCTGCTTTGGAAGAAAGTGAGGCTGATTTAACTGATACTCAAGTTACAACAACCACTCAAACCTTATTGAGTGGACCTCATCAACAAGTGAAGCGTAGAGCCGAACAAGTTGATATTGAAAGCTATGATTGGCAAGCATATAGGCAGCAATTGCCTGTAGCAGGTTCCCGAACCAGCGCCAATCGAGTGAACTTACGGATGACTGTGTTGCCAGTGCTAAAAGGCATTGTGACGGCACAGCGTCTAGTTGATATAGGGCTGATAGCCCGTCAACTTGGTGATTATGTGCTGTTAGATAAGCAGATGATGCTGGCTCTGCGCACAAGTTGGTGGCTCAAAGAAACACCTGATCATCACACAAAATACATCAATGAAGTTTTAAGTAAATTACGTACAAAATTCAAGCAAGAGTTTGTGGTACTAAGTGACAAAAGCATTACTGACAGCGAGTGTGGCTACACTTTCTATTGGATTGCACCTGCAACGTTGCTGACAACTTTGCGCCGGGATATTAAAACCCAGGTTCAAGACTGGAGTTTTGCATGATCTTTTGACAATTGATCCCCATATGATCACAGACAACTTAGATCCACCTTTGCTGTCCACACACGTGCTAGACTATTGTTGGGTGTGTGATATACGCAATGTTCCATTCGATGAACACCATGTTGTACCTCGTGCTTATGGTGGTGAAGCAGGGCCTCAAATAACCCTTTGTGGCAGTCATCACCAGCTTATTCACACTATGGGTTTGTGTCAATTAAAACAGTTGACAGCACATTCTGATGAGAGTACAATAGATGAGGCTGCTGAAAAGTCTTTTCAATCTCTAACTGATCAAGGTAAACAACGGGCAACGTATCTGGCTTCGGTTATCTCCAAAGCTGGGTTTGCTGTAGTTTCAGACAGTAATAAAACCATTAAATATTCTGGTGAGTTAACTGCCGAACAAAATCGTAAAATCAACGCTATCAAGTTGTCGTTGGGTGTGCGAAGCAAGCATAGTGCCATTGTGATGTGTGTAAACCACATGTACAAAGCCTTGTTCAAAGACAGATAGTGGCGTAACAATATCAATAACCCCGCCTGGAGAATAAACGTGCTGAAACCTTCTGTAGACAATACCGCTGCCAGCTTTAATATGCGATGTGGTGATTGTCTGTATTTCAACCAAGGCCCTAAACTATATGCTTCTATATGCAGCGAATTGGGGGTACAAGACTTTGCGCCAGCACCCTCGTGCTTTGTTCCCAACACCCTGAGCTTAATCGAGTCGTGTGGGCATGAAGTTATCTCGGTTTTAAACACACTTGTGACCACCTTAGAGCCTCACACAATCCGATTACTGAGTTACCAACTGAGTGCAGCGGCAGAAGTTGCAAAGTCAGGATTTACTTGGGGTCAGAAAGTATATTTTTCCCTTGGTGGTGATTACTTGAGTCATTACTTTTCAGGGGTTGTTATAGGTCAACATGAACACGGACGCTTTGTTGTGGTCAGTAGTCGATTGAGGCGCAGCAAGAACAACATCCAATGCACTTTGTTTTCCGAAAGTTGTATGACTGCGGAAGCGTGGGCAAAACATGCACAGCAATTGGTGTTTCAAAATCGTATTGACGTTGAAACAATCGACAAACGTTGGCCAAAGTACAAGCGACAACTTGCCGAATTGTTGACTTGGAGCGGCAAGGTTGAAAGTGATTACAACCTTATACTGGAGAATATCGGTCGTGAACTATATGAACCTCCATCAATTGATGTTGCTCCTGAGGAAGTACGAGAAAATCAGCGTAAACAAGCTGTTGACTCTCAAAAGACATTGCCCAAGAAACCCGGAGGCAAGAACAAATTCCTGACCAATGAAGATGGAACACAAACCTACATTATGAGCAACCTACGGGCTACAGATGGTGTAGATGAATCCGAGTATGCTGATCAAACTGAAACCTCTGATGTGGAGTAATCATGTTTCTAAAAGACTTATATTCAAGACTCTGGGGCCCTAAGTTTCTAACCAACACAACTATTAAAACACGAATAAGCTTATACACTGATACAATAGCCTTTTGTTTTCGTGACATTGGTGCCAACGACTTCACAGCACGTTTGGTAAAACTAAACTCCGAACTTTCATCGCATCATACCAATAGTGAGTTGCGTCATTGGGTACGCGACAACATCCTGTACAATGGCTACATGATGCGTAACATAAAGTTTTACTTGTTTGCGTTGGCCACTCGACCTGACCGAACTGTAGATGAATGCGCTCAAAGATTCGGTGTACTGCACATGGACAAGTGCGTCAATAAAATGTTGACCCCACAATTACGTAACACCTTGATTGAGGCACGGGACAAAGCAATTGGTATAAATCTATATTCCCTTGATGCCTACAACAAACTGTTGGAATCTGTGTGGACAGACAGCACGGCTTGGGTTGCTCGTATGTGTTGGCGCAAGCTCAGATTCATTGCAAATTCAACGGGTGTTGACGTAACTGATTTACAAACAGAAGTAATGACCGAAGCTTTACGGGCAGTCAATCACATGTGGCCTCACATACCTTGTGAATTGTATGCCCACAATTTGTTCAAACGCACCGCACATAACGTGGCCATGAATTTGATTGAGCGTAGCACCAGCAAGAAACATGCACGGTTGGTACAAACAGGTGAGGGTTGGACACAACTCAACGTTGATTATGAAGGTCTTGTGAACAACCCCATAGATGATGCGGCCCTTTGTGTGGACACACGAACTGTCGTAGACTTGAAGTTGGACGTTGACTTGTTGATAACCAAGCTGCCTAGAAAGAAGCGATTGTTTGTTCAAAGCTTGGTTGGCACTCAGCTTGATTTATGTAAATGGCTTTTTGATAAGAACTTGATTACCGAGAATCAAGACAATGAAGACTACTTGAAAGAACATGGGCTCACAAAGTATCTTAAAGCAGTTTCAGCGTGGCTTGAAATAAAACATCAACAGGCGCGAGATTTTCTCAATTACATTAGAAGTTACTTCGGAGTTTACTGTGTATCACCAATCGTTTGATTTAGATTCCGGTTCTTCTGTATCTGGACTTGTAATGGGTTCGTTAGAAGCAAAGAAGGTAGTTAAAGACAAACAAAAAGTGTCTTCCAGCAACCGACCTTTTGAATTCTTAGATGACCTAAACAGCATAAGTGACTGGACTCTGAGAGACTCATCAACTCGTCCAGGTGCTTATGATGCATATATGTTGCCATCTTTGATCAATGGAGTTTTGTGTGACAGCAGATTCAAACAAAGAAAAGATAATGAACAATCTAATTAAAGTTATCTTGGGCGTTGTTGTGATCATTGCTCTTGGAGTTGTTTACTATCTAAATGTTTATTTAGCTAGTCCATTCTTTTAACATATTGATATACAACATGGATACTAAAGCTCTAGGTGTACAACAATCACAAGTTGCACATTATGGAATCATTGATCCTGACTATGCACGGGTATTTACTCAAGCCCGATGCATTGCCTGGCAATATGGTTACACCTGCGTGATGCACGGATCATTCACCCGTGACCTGGATCTGTTGCTTGTGCCGTGGGCTAAAGAAGCCAGTGGCAATGATGAGCAAATATTGAAGTTGATAGCGCAAGCATGTGACCTACGTTTCAGTGATGGACTTGAAGACTTCTTCAAATCAAAGGTTGATTGGACGGACAAACCGCATGGACGAAAGTCCTGTAGCCTGTATTTCCCTGAGTCTACTGATCGTCGCTGGATTGATTTTTCTGTGATGCCTTGTGTACCTCTGCAAACCGAAGCCAAAGAGATTACTAAATGACACCTGTAAAACAAGAATTTATACATGACCCAGCAAACGGCGTTTATGGCGATTGTCAAAGGGCTGTGATTGCCTCTTTGCTTGACTTGCCTATCCAGGAAGTCCCTCACTTTCTAGGAGAGTCAAAGAATGACGCAGTTGGTTACTGGACACTTCTGCAAAAGTTTCTACGTGACAAAGGCTATGCCTGGCTTGTAGTTCCTGCAAAGTCAGGTGCTGCATTTTTTGGTGCGGAGGAAGAGTCAATTTATCATGAAATCTCAGGCCCTTCACCTCGTGGCTCTTGCCTCACTCATGCCGTTGTAGGTTGTGACGGCAAAATCGTTTTCGATCCTCACCCATCAAATGCCGGTCTTGTCGGCGATCCCTCTGAATGGGAATACGCATACTTGGTGAAAACATGTGAGGATACAGCATCGCAAGTGGATGCTACTTGTGATGTTGAGGGTAAATCAGAAGCACTTGCAATTGCCATTTATGAAGCAGTAAATAGCGATGCTTCCGAACGTACACCTTGGACCTATCTGCCTCCTAGTGAATGGAGCAAATGGCGTCATGCTGCAAATCTACTCAAGTATAAGTAGGCACAAACGAAAAAGCCCCCTTGGGTTAACCTTCTCAACTA